CATGGGCGCTTTTGGCTGCGATAGCTATGATATTAGCGGTACTGTTGATGGTCGAGGATCCAACGGATCTCTTCATGGATTAACTAAGTTTAGTATGGAGTCAGCTCCTGCTAACACGTTTTTTTTAGAATATATAGCAAGACCACAAACCGCTGAAATATTTTTTGAAGATGTGTTGATGGCATTAGTATTTTATGGTATGCCATTGCTTGCTGAAAATAATAAACCAAGACTACTGTATCATTTAAAGCGTAGAGGATATAGAGGCTTTAGCATGAATAGACCAGATAAGGTTTGGAATAAATTATCTACAGCAGAGAAAGAAGTTGGAGGTATACCAAACTCTAGTGAAGACATTAAGCAAGCTCATGCAGCTGCTATAGAAATGTATATCAACGATCACGTTGGCTTAATGCAAGACGGTACTTATGGTACAATGTACTTCACTGAAACTTTAAACGACTGGGCTAAGTTTGATATAAACAAACGTACAAAGTTTGACGCGGCTATAAGTTCAGGGTTAGCTATAATGGCTTGTAACAGACATTTATATAGACCAGTAAAAGAGAAACAAATAAAACCAGTTAATTTTTCATTTGCTAAGTATAGTAATGATGGTGTAACCTCTAAAATAATTAAAAATTAAATATGGCTTACAGAAATACAAATAATTTTCCAAGTCAGGTAGTACCTGATGTAGAAAAAATAAGCTACGATTACGGTTTAAAAGTTGCTCAAGCTATCGAAAGCGAATGGTTTGATAGAAATGAAGATGGTAATATTAGAGGCAACGGTAGATTTTATAGTAATAAAAATAATTTTCACAATTTAAGACTATACGCTAGAGGCGAACAGTCTGTGCAGAAATACAAAAACGAATTATCTATAAATGGTGATTTAAGTTTTTTAAATTTAGACTGGAAACCTGTACCTGTCATACCTAAGTTTGTAGATATTGTAGTTAACGGCATGGCCGAAAGAAACTATGATATAAAAGTATTTTCACAAGATCCATACGGCGTAGCTAAAAGAACTGAGTATATGGAAAGTATGCTTAGAGATATGAAGATGAAGCAGTTCGATGCTATGGCTAAGCAACAGCTTAACATGGATCTAGCTGAAAACGATCCTGAAACTTTACCAGAGTCAGAGCAAGAGTTAGAGCTTCACATGCAACTTAGCTACAAACAAGCTACAGAACTAGCTGAAGAACAAGCTATCAATGTATTGCTACACGGCAATCAATACGATTTAACTAGAAAAAGACTATATTACGATTTAACAGTTTTAGGTATGGCGGCTGTTAAGACTACTTTTACTAAAGCAGAAGGTATAAAAATAGATTATGTTGATCCAGATAGAATAGTACACTCGTATAGTGAGTCGCCATACTTTGATGATGTATACTATGTAGGTGAGGTTAAAACTGTAGCAGTTAACGAGCTAGTAAAAGAGTTTCCTCATTTAAGTCAAGATGATCTTGAAGAAATACAACAGTACAATAATAGTAGAACTTACGAATACAACAAAGGTAGAAGAGATCAAGATATAAATCAAGTTGAAGTATTATACTTTAACTGGAAAACTTATATGAACGAAGTATATAAGTTAAAAGAAACTAAAACAGGTGGAGAAAAAGCTATAGAAAAAGATGACACTTTTAATCCACCAACAAACATGGAAGGTGGCTTTGCTAAAATATCTAGACAAATAGAAGTTATATATGAAGGCGCTATGATAATAGGGTCTGATAAACTTTTAAAGTGGGAGATGGCTGAGAATATGATTAGGCCAAAAAGCGATATGACTAAAGTTAAAATGAATTATAGTCTTGTTGCTCCACGTATGTATCAAGGTAGAATAGAAAGTTTAGTTGGCCGTATAACAGGCTTTGCTGACATGATACAGCTTACACATTTAAAGCTACAACAAGTAATGGCGCGTATGGTACCAGATGGTGTTTATCTAGATGCTGATGGTTTAGCTGAAATAGATTTAGGCAACGGAACAAACTATAACCCGCAGGAAGCTTTAAATATGTTCTTCCAAACAGGTAGTGTTATAGGTAGATCATATAATGTTGATGGTGATCCAAATCCAGGTAGAATACCTATACAAGAAATATCTAATGGTAAAGGCTCTGGAGGTAAGATGCAAACTCTTATAGCAAACTACAACTACTACATGCAGATGATACGTGATGTAACCGGCTTAAATGAGGCTAGAGATGGTAGCACGCCTGATAGAAACGCTTTAGTAGGAGTTCAAAAACTAGCAGCTGCAAATAGTAACACGGCTACAAGACATATATTACAAGCTGGCTTATATTTAACAGCTGATGTAGCAGAACAAGTGTCACTACGTATATCAGACATTATTGAATACTCGCCAACTCGAGATGCTTTCTTACAACAAATAGGAGTACATAATGTAGCTACGTTAGAAGAAATGGCTGATTTACATTTGTATGACTTTGGCATATTTATAGAGCTTGCTCCAGACGAAGAAGAGCGTCAGCTATTAGAAAACAATATACAAATGGCTTTGTCTCAAAAGATAATAAAACTATCAGACGCTATTGATATTAGAAATACTAAAAACGTAAAGCTTGCCAATGAACTATTAAAAATAAAAGAAAAGAAAAAAGTTCAAGAAGATCAAGCTATGCAGCAGCAAAACATACAAGCACAGCAGCAAGCTCAACAACGAACAGCCCAAGCCCAAGCTCAAGCTGAAGCACAGAAGCAACAACAAGTAACTCAAGCTCAAATACAACTTGAGCAGGCAAAGGCAGAGTTCAAAGCTAAAAACCTACAACAAGAGGCTGACATTAAAAAACAATTAATGGAAGCAGAGTTTCAGTACAATGTAAAGTTAAGAGACATGGAGGCTAAACAGAAAAGTAAGTTAGAAGGTGAAAAGCAAGAAACAAGTAAAAAATTCGAGTCAGCAGGTAATGATGAACTTAGGACTGGCTTGAATATGGATCAGTTTTAAATTATTATATTTTATATTATGGAAGAAAAAGAAGTAAAAGATGAAAACGTTACTAAGGTTGATTTAAAAAAGAAACCAGATGAAACGGTTAACAAAGTAGATTTAACTAAAAAAGAAGAAGAAGATGCCGTTCAGGAGCAAAGCACAGATGAGGTACCTGTTCGCAACGAATCCGAAACTAGCGAAGAAGTACGCGAAGAAGACGAGCAGCCAGCAATTGAAGAAATTACCGAACAAGCTGAAGAAGAAAAAGAAGAAGAAGAGGTAGTTGAAGAAGTTGTAGCTGAAGAAAAACCAAGCGTAGAACTTCCTGAGAACATAGAAAAATTAGTTGAATTTATAAACGATACAGGTGGTACTGTTGAAGATTATGTTATGCTAAACAAAGACTTTAGCAATATGGATAACTTAACAGCTCTTGAAGAGTACTACAAAATTACTAAGCCACATCTAAACGCTGAAGAAAGATCTTTCTTAATGGAAGAAACGTTTAGCTATGATGAAGATGTTGATGATAGTAAAGAAGTTAGAAGAAAGAAAATAGCCCTCAAAGAGCAAGTTGCCGAGGCTAAAGCCTACTTAGACAGGCAAAAGTCTAAATATTATGAAGAGATCAAAGCTGGATCGAAGCTTACAAAAGAGCAACAGAAAGCTATTGACTTCTTCAACAGATATAACAAAGAGTCTGAAGGTGCTCAAAAAAGAAACGAGCATATACAGAACGTGTTTAACAAGAAAACATCTACTCTTTTTTCTGAAAAGTTCAAAGGTTTTGAATATAACGTAGGAGAAAAAAGATTTAGGTTTAATGTTAAAGATGTTGATAGTGTTAAAGAAACTCAAAGTGATATTGGTAATTTTATCAAAAAGTTTTTGAATAAAGAAGGATCAATGGAAGACGCTGCGGGTTATCATAAAGGTTTATATACCGCTATGAACGCAGACGCTATAGCTCAACACTTTTACGAACAAGGTAAAGCCGACGCTTTAAAAACTTCTGTCGAAAAGTCTAAGAATATAAACATGGACCCAAGACAAACTAATAAAGAAGTTAAAATTGGAGGCTCTACGTATAGAGTATTAAGTGGAGAGTCTACTTCAGATTTTAAAGTTAAGATCAAACGAGGTAGAAAATAAATTATTAATCCATTTAAAACAAATTAAAAATGGCAATTTCAAATCCTGGCGCTGGTCACTCCGGCGTCGCAGGTAGCTTGAACAGTGTAGCAGCTCCACAGAAAGCTCTACTATCTTCAAACTACATTGACTTTACGAGCTCTGGCACTAAAGGCTGGGCTCAACAATATTTACCAGACTTAATTGAGGCTGAAGCAGAAGTGTTCGGTAACAGAACTATTTCAGGTTTCTTGTCTCAAGTAGGTGCTGAAGAGTCTATGACTTCTGACCAAGTTATTTGGACAGAGCAAGGTAGACTTCACTTATCTTACAAAGGTGTTATCAATAATACTAACGGCGAGTTTACTTGTCAAACTGATATTGACGGTAATGCTTTAACTACTGCTCACGGTGTTCGTATTAACGACATGGTTGTTGTAGCTACATCAGAAGGTGTTATCAAATGTTTATGTACAGCAGTTGCTAACGAAGTGATTACATTATTACCTTACGAGCAAGCAAACATCGACGATGCTACTGCTTTCGGTACAGGTACTTCTAATGCTGCTACTATCTTAGTTGTTGGTTCTGAATTTGGTAAAGGTAAGCAAGGACAAGGTGCTACTACTGCAACTGAAAACAATGGTTTCGGATCTGTAGAGCCACAGCACAAGTCTTTTACTAACAAGCCTATCATCATTAAAGATTACTACGAGATTAACGGATCTGATGTATCTCAAATCGGTTGGGTAGAAATTTCTGGTGAAGACGGACAGAACGGTTACTTATGGTATTTAAAAGCTGAAGGCGATACTCGCTCTCGTTTTTCTGACTACTTAGAGATGACTATGATAGAAGCTGTTAAAGGTATTCCTGGAAACTCAACTGCAGAAGGTACTATCCGTACTGCTGGTGATACTTTCGGTACCGAAGGTTTATTCGCTGCTATTGAAGACAGAGGTAACATTACTACTGGTGTAACTGGTGTTAATGCTGCTACTGACTTAGCAGAGTTTGACGCTATATTAGCTGAGTTTGACAAGCAAGGTGCTATCGAAGAAAACATGTTATTTGTTAATCGTGCTACAAGTTTAGCTATTGACGATATGTTAGCTTCAATGAATTCTTACGGAGCTGGTGGTACATCTTACGGTGTATTCAACAACGACGAAGACATGGCATTGAACTTAGGCTTCTCTGGTTTCCGTAGAGGATCTTATGACTTCTATAAGTCTGACTTCCGTTACTTAAACGACAAAGCTACTCGTGGATCTATTAATGATAGAGCTGCAGGCTTTGGTGTTAGAGGAGTTATTATTCCTGCTGGTGTATCAACTGTATACGATCAAACATTAGGTAGAAACTTAAAGCGTCCGTTCTTACACGTACGTTATAGAGCTTCTCAAATGGACGATAGAAAAATGAAAACTTGGATTACTGGATCTGTTGGTGGAAACATCACTTCTGATCTTGATGCAATGCAAGTAAATTATCTATCTGAAAGATGTTTAATTGTTCAGGGTGCTAACAACTTCATGTTAATGAAGTAAGCATATTATTAGGTCGGGGCTTCGGCCCCGATCTTTTTTAATTTTTTATTATATTATATTATGGCAAAGAAAAAAGAAACAAAAAAGGTTGAAGTAGCGCCTGAAGTAAAAGCTACTAACGATATGGTTGAGGTTGTTATTGAAAATCCAAAGCCAAAAAAAGTTGAACCTAAAAAACCTTCGTGGGAAATAAAAGATAGAGTTTACTATTTAAAACAAAATAGATCTTCTTTATCTTATTCAATGAAGTCTTCTGGCATTTATTATTTTGACGAAGAAAAAGGTTATGAAAGAGAGTTAAAGTATTGCGAAAACCAAAGAACTGTGTTTGTAGATGAAATGCAAGGTGATCAAAGACTAGCTCATATTATGTTTAGAAACGGAGCTTTATATGTTCCAAGAGAAAAAGTAACTTTACAAAAGTTATTATCTTTATATCACCCAATGCGTGATAAGCTTTTTTATGAGCACAAACCTCAAGAGATAGCCGCTACAGAATTAGATTATTTAGAATTTGAAGCTGATGCTTTAGTATTAGCTAGAACTTTAGATATTGATAAGATGGAAGCTATCATGCGTGTAGAGTTAGGTTCTAAAGTAGCAGAGATGAGTTCTAAGGAATTAAAACGAGATTGTCTATTGTTTGCAAAGAAAAATCCAATTTTATTCTTAGAGTTAGTCC